CTCTGGCACTGAACCGAAGCAAGGTCAAAGCAACAGCGAAGCAAGATCGAAGCAACACCGACGCAACACCGAATTAAAACAGAAGCAACCCCGAAGCAACCCGACCGGCATCCGCCGCTCTGAAAACTTCAACCCGACAGCCCTGGTGGCGAGGGGAACAAACCTCTATTCCAAACAAGGACTGTCAACATGTCGTTCAATAATCTCCCAGCCGCGATTCAATCGGTTATCCAGCTTGGCTACCTGGAACATCAGTTCGGCCTGCCGTTGCGCGCGAAGCTTGGCTTTCGCGCCATTGCCGACCGCGAACCTTTCATGGCAAACCTCGGTGAAACGATCACCCGCACCCGCACCGGCTTGCTGCCGGCGATCACGACCGCGATGTCGCCTGCCGCCAACTCGGACTTCACCAGCGGCTTGACGCCGCAAAACCTCAGCGTCGAGCAATATGTCTTGTCGATCGCGCAGTACGCGGCCAACATGCAACTGAACATTGCGACCGCCCGCGTGGCGGTCGACAACCTGTTCCTGCGCAACAGCTACACGCTGGGCGAGCAGGCTGCGCGTTCGGTCGATATGCTGGCGCAACAGGCTTTGTTCAACACCTACATGGGCGGCAACACCCGTGTGCGCGTCACGCTGGGCAGCGCCGGCACGACCATTGCCGTGGACGATGTGCGCGGGTTCCAGCAAACCCTCAACAGCGCGGGCCAGGTTGTGCCTGTGTCGCCGTCGAACCCGGTCAATGTGACCGTCGGCGCCGATGTCTATTCGCTGACCAGCTTCACCATCGACGGCTCCAACGTGTCGACCACGCCGGGCGGCACTTCCGGCACCTTGACTTTCAGCACCAGCGTGACGGTGGCGGACGGCACCGCTTTGAATCCGGTGCAATCGGCCATCGCGCCTTACATCGTTCGGCCGAACCTGGCATCGACCAATGTCATGGCGACGACCACCGCTGCGATTTCGAGCGCGTCGGACGTCAACAACGGCAAGCTGACGATGCAGATGATCCTGAACGCGAAGGCCACCATGTCGGCCAACGGCGTGCCGGTGGTCGATTCGACCGGCATGTATCACTTGTATCTCGATCCGCTGCAGGCAACCGGCCTGTACGCCGATCCGGCGTTCCAGCAATTCTTCCGCGGGCAAGTGACCACGACGGAATACCGCATGGGCGTGATTGCCGAATTGCTCGGCGTGCGCGTGCAGGAAACCAATCTGAATCCGGTGCAAAACCTGTCCGGCGTCGGCCTGGTTCGTCGCGGCATTCTGGTCGGCCAGGGCGCATTGGTCGAAGGCGTGTTCACCAACGAGGCTTACAAGAACAACCTCGACGGCGTGGATGACGAAGCGATGATCACCATCGTCGACGACATCGCCCACGTCACCCGCGAGCCGTTGGACGCCTTGAAGCAGGTTGTGACGCAGACCTGGTCTTACTCGGGCGGCTTCTCCGTGCCGACCGATACCACGACGAATCCGAACACGATTCCGACTGCCACCAACTCGGCCTACAAGCGCGGGATCATCCTCGAATCGCTGTGATGCCTTCCTGATCTCAAGCGCAATCTCAAACGGAATCTCAAACGGAATCACCAGCGCGGCGGCTGCATCGAACCCGCAAGCCGCCGGCTGGTTTCATTGCTGAAATCTCTGCACGACTGATTGACTCTCCAACGACTCTCTGCCTGAAAGGTTGACGAACCATGATTTCAACACGATTGATTGCAACGCTCGCTGCCGGATTGTTTGCCGGCGCAGTCGCCGCGCCAAGCCATGCGGCATGGACCCTGGCCGACCTGGGCGCCAACGGCGGCAGCGCCAGCATGGCCTATGGCTTGAACAATGCCGGGCAGGTGGTTGGCTATTACGTGCAGGCCGACGGCAAGCCGTATCCGTTCATCACGATCAATGGGCAGATGACGCCGTTCGGCAGCGCGCCGGGTGCAGCAATTGCCGTCAACGATGCAGGCCAGGGCGCAGGCAACACGCTATCTGCGGACCAGACCGCGTTGGATGCCTCGTTGATAGTCGGAAGCGTGACGACCGATCTTGGTCGTCTGGGTGGGACGGGCAGCTACGTCAAAGCGATCAATGCCAATGGCCAGGTAGTCGGCTGGGCGCATCTGGCCAATGGACGCGATCACGCGTTCGTTGCAACGGCAGCGGGGATGACCGATCTTGGAAACATAACCAACGCCACATCGAGCTATGCCAACGCCATCAATGCATCCGGCGTGGTCGTGGGCGACTGGATTTCGGCGAGCAATGTGTTGCGCGGATTCATTGCCAGCGGCGGCACCGTGGTTGACATCGGCACGCTCGGCGGCTCCAGTTGTTATCCGTATGCGATCAATGATGCCGGGCAAGTCGTTGGCATTTCCGCGACGACAAATGGCTCGCATGCGTTTCTCTATGACGGGAAAACCATGACGGACATCGGCACCCTCGGCGGGAAAACCAGCTCCGCTCGGGCCATCAATCAATACGGCCAAATTGCCGGCTATTCCCTGACCGCCAGCGGTGCAACGCATGCGTTCATCTATTCCGGCAAGAACATGGCCGATTTGGGCACGCTCGGCGGAACGGTCAGCGTAGCCGTGGCAATCAACGCGAACGGCCAGGCAATCGGTTATTCAACCATCGCCAACGGCACCAAGCACGCATTCTTCTACGGCTTGGGTCAGATGACCGATCTCGAAACCGCCGCGCCGGGCTTGAGCAACGTCAACGTCAATTATCTCTACCTGAACGATGTTGGGCAGATCGCCGGCACCGGCTTGATCAACGGCAGCCAGCACGCGTTCTTGCTGACGCCGATTCCCTGATGGCGGAACGAGATTGTCCGCAGCAGGCGAGACGCCGGAGTTTGCAACAAAGAATCGGGCATTGAAAGGAATGGCGATGGCAAAAGCAAAGAAGGAAGACGCTGTGCAGGCGGGTGAAAAGCCCGCCGCTGACGCTGCATCCTACGTATTGACCAGGAACCATGGCTTGCGCGTCAACGGCATGGCGTGCGCATTTTATGCCGCCGGCACGCCGTTTGATGCCGCGAAAGACAAGGATGTGATCCTGGCGTTGATACGCTCCGGCGCGTCGCTGGAGCATGTCGCTTCCCCTGCCCAAACTGATACTGAGTAATCCATGCCATTTACCGCTTACACGTTCACCGATGCGCAACTGGTCGATATCCGGCGTTTCTGCGGCTATCCGGCTTATGGCGATGGCGCGGTGGTTTTCCCGCTGCCGTGGATCATGCGCCAATACCTGGCGCTGGAATACCGCCTGCAACACATGAGCGCGAGCGAGGGCGCGGTCGTAGTGAACACTTATTTGACGAACCTGGCGACGCTGGAGGCCGCGATTCCCGGCGCCGGCGCGAATCTCGACACCGACGTTGCGGCAGTCTGGACGCACAACGCGAACGAACAGCGCGACCGCGATCGCCTGTTCGATTCGTGGCGCCGCCGGCTGTGCAATTTCCTCGGCGTCGAGCCGGGCCCGAACTTCGGCGGGCAATCGAACACCATATCGATGGTGGTCTGATGAACGCCGCTTTGCTGCAACAGAAAATCTATGGCGCCTACGCCAAGGCTGCGCTGCGCATCGGTCAAACCTATACGCTGTACCGTCCGTCCGGCGCGACTGATCCGATCGTGCCGGGTAACATCGTCACCACGCTGCCGGCGAGCTTCAACGCCGAGGACATGGCCTACCGCAAGCCAGAGAATTACGACAAGGCCTTATGGTATTGCCTGGTTGACGGCACACAGGTCCAGGTGGGCGACTACCTGGTCTATCAACAAAATACGTATTTCATCGTCGCCATGCAGTTGACGCTGCCGATCCTGGCCGTGCAATGCAACAGGCGCGTGCGCATCGGCCGCATGCCGGTCGAGAACGGCGCGGGCCTGGCGGGCTATTCCGGCGTGGTGCAGAGCGAGGAAGCCGATGTGCTGGGCTCGTCGAATGCGGGCCAATTTGTTTCCGGCTGGCCGGCATCGATCCTGCAGGGCGGCAGCGCCGGCAACGATACGACGCTGCCCAGTGGCGTGAAATCGAGCAGCGCGGCGATCCTGCTGCCGCCCTCGATACCGATTGCAATACTCGAATCGGATGTGCTCCAGGATGACCTCGGGCGCAATTTTGCCGTCTACGCCGCGGAGCAATCCTCTTTGGGCTGGCGCATCCAGGCGAGCGAGGAGCATTCCTGATGGCGGATTTGGCAGATGTCGAGCAAAAGCTCGCGAGCATGGCTTCGGCTGCGGTGTATCCGAATGGAACATCGAACCCGAACGCCAGTGTGGCGGGCGTCACGATCACCGTGGCGCGAGGTTGGCCGGAACCGGGCGGCAAGCAGCTGGACGCGATCATCGCGGCCGGCAATGCGATGATTACCGTGTTTTCGGCGGCAGGCATGGGCGCGAACACCACGCGGTTTCTGCAGCAGATGTCGCCCAGGACATCGGTGCCGCCGGCACAACTGACGCTGACCGTGGCGTCGAACCGCGTCATCGTCGGCGGCGCGATCAATGCCGGAGAAGCGGCGTGCGTCAACGTCAACTATCAGGCGTACATCTACGGCGTGAAGTCGTCGGACACGCCGCAGACCATCGCGGCGGGATTGGCAGCAGCCATTCCAGGGGCCAGCGCGTCCGGCGCCGTCGTGACGCTTGCCGGCGCGTTCGAGATTCAGGCAAGCGTATCCGTGCCCGTGCAAATGCAGCAGGAAATCGGCCGTCAGACGCGCGTTTTCATGATCACGGCGTGGTGCCCGTTGCCGCCGATGCGCGACACGATCATCGGCGCGATCGATGACGTGTTCATGCTGCAGGAGAACAAGCGGATTTTGCTGCCCGATAACACCCTGGCGCGGCTGATCTATCGCGGCACGAGTTCGCTCGATCACCTTGCCAAACAGAATATTTACCGGCGCGATACGCGCTACGAGGTCGAGTACGTCACGACCAGCACCGAGATCGACAACACCGTCAGCAACCTCGCCGTCGGCATCGCGCCGGCAGGCGGCGTCACATCAACAATCAACATCTGAGGATAACCATGCCCAAGCAAATCGAATCCAGCATCGACGCGAATGTCGAATCCATCGAAATCGTCGCGCAGGACACCCCGGCGCCGGCCCATCACCTGATCGTGATCCATCCGTTTGCCTCGTTCAAAAAGGGCGAACTGATCTCGGATGGCGAGAAGATTGCCGACGTGCTGGCGGGCGAGAACGCGCACCATTGCAACAGGGTCTTCCCGTCGTGATCTCCCGCATGGTTGCCGATGCCTTGAAAGAGGCGGTGGCGAAACACCAGGGCGAGTGCGCTTCGCCTGATGTTTGCGGGCGCATCAAGCGCGAGTTCATTCACATCATGCGTAGCAGGCATGGCGTCGATTGGAGCGGCCAGGCGCGCAGGATAGCGGTGGAATTCATCGATGGGCGCAGCCCGAATCTGGTGATTGCGCCGGAGTTGATGCAGCGTTCGTTGCATTGAGTTTTTCTCCCCTCGCCCGCAGGCGAGGGGAGCAAGGCAGTGCGTCTTCATTAATCGGCTGCGCGCGATGAATTACCTGCGCACATCTGCATAAAAGCCATGCAATTTTTTTCAAAAACCCGCCCCCAAGGCGGTCTTCTACTTTTCCGGAGGCGTTGAAATGCCCGTATACCAAGCAGGACAATTAAACACGACGGCGCTTCAGGCGCCGGACTTGTACGTCATCATTCAGCCGCCTGGCGTGGCTTATATCAACGGCGTGCCAACCGATGGCCTCGGCCTGGTCGGCGTCGGCTCGTGGGGTCAGGTCAATGCCGCCATCATGGGCATCGGCACGAACGCCCAGGCGCAGCAAGCCATCGGCGGCGTGCAGTTTCGCTCGCACGATCTGGCGACTGCCGTCGCGGTTGCCGTGCAAAACAATGTGGTGAACATGGTGCTGGTGCGTGTCAGCGACGGCACGGACACGGCCGCCAGCGTTGCGCTGAAAGATGTCGCCGGCACGCCCGTCACCGGCATGACGCTGACCGGCATGTACACCGGCACGGTCGGCAACACCATCACGGCCAACGTCGTCGCCGGGACGGCAAACAACACCTACAGGCTCTCGATCCAGCGCGCCGGCTTCACGCCGGAAGTGTATGACAACATCGGCTCCGGCGTGAGCGGCGCGACGGTGACGCCTGGAACGGGGTACACCTCGGTTCCGGCGCTGGCCATCTCCGCGCCGCAAAATGCCAACGGCGTGCAGGCAACCGGCCAGGTCTCCATGAAGGTGCTGTCGGCCAACATCACCGGCGGCGGCGCTGCTCCCGGCACGGGCTATGTTACCAACGACACGATCACGCTCGCCAATGGCGTTGTGTTGACCGTGACCGCATCGGCGGGCGCAATCACCAGCCTGGCCGTCACAAATGCCGGCTCCGTGACCGGCGGCAGCTTGCCGACTTCCGGGAATGTGCCTGTTTCCACTTCAGGCGTCGGCACCGGCGCGATCATCAACCTCGTCTGGGGCATAGGCGCCTACGTGCCGGGCCTGCCCGGCAGCGGCTACACCAGCGCCACCGCGACGTTGACCGGCGGCGGCGGAACGCCAGGCACAATGACGCCGGTTTGCACGCCCTGGTTGAATTTCGTCAATGCGGTCAACAATGGCTTGTCCGGCATACGCGGCCCTTCGCAGATCGTCGTGGCGACCGTTGGCGCATCGGCCACCACGCCGAACATCACGGCGACCTATTCGATGTCCGGCGGCACGGACGGCGCTGCCGGCGTGACCGATGCGACACTCGTCGGCGTCGACGGCCTGACCCGCAGCGGCATGTATGCATTGCGCAAATCCGGCGTGCAAGTCGGCAACCTGGTTGACTGCCAAACGCCAACGACATGGACCGCGCAGCTTGCCTTCGGCCTGCAAGAAGGCATCTACTTCCACACCGCCAATCCACCGGGAACCAGCGTCACGACCAGTGCCTCGAACCTGGCGACCGCCGGCATCGACGGCTATGGCCTGATGTGCCTGGTCGGCGATTGGGCCTACTGGCAGGACAACACCAACGGCGTGCAGCGCATGCTGTCGCCGGCGACGTTCACCTCGGCATTGCAGGCGGCCACCAGCCCGCAGAACTCGATCCTGAATGCGCCGATCGGCGGCGTGATCGCTACCCAGCGCAGCCTGCAGAACCTGCCTTACAGCGGCGCCGAAATCGGCCAGATCGCCCAGGCGCGGCTCGACGTGCTGACGCTCGGCGCGCCGGCGGGGCCGATCTTTGCCTGCCGCACCGGGCGCAACGTGTCGTCCAACAGTGGCACCAACGGCGACAACTATACGCGCATGACGAATTACCTGGCATTCACGATGGCGGCAGCGTTCGGCTACGTCCCCGGCAAGCCGCAGACCATCGACCTGCGCCGCAACGTGAAGGCATCGATGGATGCGTTCTTCGCCAACCTGCAACTGGCGAAGATGATCGGCAACGTCAACAATCCCTCGGCTCCGGCCTGGAGCGTGCAGATCGACGGCAACAACAATCCATTCAGCCAGGTCGCGCTCGGCTATATGCAGGCCAACATCATGGTCACGTATCTGTCGATCGTGCGCTACTTCCTTGTGAACATTCAAGGCGGCCAGTCGGTCACCGTCACGCCGATCTAATCCCTCACGTCCAACTGCAAGGCCGCTATTGAGGCGGCCAATCTCTTTTTAGGAGCCTCATCATGCCCCAAAGCGGTCTTAATATCGGCAGCGACGCGCGGTTTGACATCACCACGTCCAGCGGTCCGTTGTCGTTGCCAACGCTGCTGAATTTCAAATCGAAGAAGCTGAATCAGAAGCTGACGGTCAAGCCATTGAACGGCTTGCCGATCCATCTCAATTTTCAGGAAAATGGTTGGGAGGGATCGTTCGATATTTCGCGCTCCGACTCGAAACTTGACGACTATTT